ATGCTGCCTGCCACGCAGGCCTACGTCAACCACATAGCGTCGCTGGATGTGCCCCGCACATGGGCGCACATCTACGTGCACTACCTCGGCAACATGTACGGCGGGCAGATGCTGAGGAAGAACATCGCATGGCCCAGCACGCATCTCGAGTTCGCCAACCTCAGGGACTGCATAGCATACATCCGCGCCAACATCACCGACGTGGACCCGGCCGAGGCGAACCTGGCATTTGAATGGACCATAAGGGTGTACGATGAACTTCATAACGCATTTGGACTCACTGGCCCGAAGGTTTAAGGGCATCATAGAGACCTCCCCCGGCTTGGCAGAGGTGCCGACCGAGGACTACGGCTGGGAGAACCATCGCTGGACCAGCGACCTGTTCCGCATGGCCCATCTGGAGATATTCAACCAGGATAGGTTCATGGTGGTTCACCTCTGCGTGTTCCCGCATGTGACCGATCCCCGACCCATATTCGGCTTCGACGTCATAGCCGGCGAGAGCAAGGTCACCGGGCTGTTCATGGATCTCAGCCCCACCGTTGACCCCGTTGAACCGTTCATATCCATAGACGTGGGCAGGAGCAGGGAGCGCCCGGAATGGGGAGACATATTCTCTCGCCATTGGCTGGCCTGCAGGCCCAACACCGAGGAGATGCTGGCCATAGGCGATGAGGCCGAGCGGGTGCTGAGCGCCTATCTGGATGACCTCTGCACGCCGATGACCGATGCACGCACGGACGGCATAGCGGCCGCGCAGAACCGCTACTGCCTGCAGCAGCGCAGGAACGAGCACACCACCAGGGCCTTGGTCAACCTGCTGGGAGAGCAACGAGCCAACGAGTTCATCACGACCGTGCTGTTCCCCACGATATAAATATCAGCGCTATGCTGATATCAGAACTTATCAAGGGTGGGAGCATCCGCAGCTGGGCGGCAGCCGCTGCTGATGCTGAATCCAGGGGTCTGTCCCTCTCACCGCAAAGATATGCCAAGGGTTACCTGCTGCAACCAGCCAACTACGATGAGATCTTCACCGCTCTGACGGCCAAGGGATTGGATTGGGGGGATTGGCGCGGTATGCTGGTCAGGGATCTGAGTAGGATCGCCGATTACCCCAAGGCCGCCGATGAGGTTGAATCAAACCTCGGTGATTTGGACACGATCGTCTCAAACGTGCAGGCTGGCAGGCGCAGCAAGGCCTATGATGATCTCAAGCGCATGCAGGAGGATGGGCTGGCATCGTGGCCACATGGTAAGCTGCAGGTGTTCATGCCGCGCGGCAGCGTGCACACCAAGAAGCCCAGCTGGGCCTACACCAGATACGATGACGAGGGTAACCCGCTGGAGGAGGCCAGACCGGTGCTCACGGGCCAGCAGGCCAACTCACCTCCAGGCGGCAACAAGCCGAGGAGCGCCTTCTGGACCAGCACCATACGCAGGGTCGGGGATTCCTACACCAGCGAATGGATAGATTGGGTCTGTGGCAACATGCCCGAATGGCACGGACCCATCGGATACGTCTACGAGATCAGCCCCAGCGCACGCATACTCACGCTCAACGATAGCCAAGATGCCAAGATGATCTATGAGCTCTACCACAGGATGGGGGCCAAGGTCGACCGTGAGAACATGTATAAGGACGACTGGGCCATGCGCACGGATTTCCCATGGGATTGGGTGCGCAAGCACTGGGACGGCGTCAACCACAGGCGAGACTACGGTGATCGCCATGGGTTCACCTATGGCTGGGACTGCGAGAGCACCGCATGGTTCAACACGGATGTGCTCAAGTTCAAGGGCACGGTGCCCATACGCGACTGTGATCACGGCAGCGACGATGATTATTGACATCGGTCACTCTTTCACATTATAAATACAGTTAATGCACATGGTGTGCAGGATGGGGCAGTGAAGACCTGGAGGTGATTCCAGGCAGCGAAGACCCCAAAGGAAACAGATATGACCTTACCTAACCCGTTCCCGGCTGGCATCAAGGCCACGGTTACGACGACCATAGAGACAACCCCCAAGTACAAGTTCAAGAAGGCAGGCAACAACGGCAACCTCATAGCCGTGGTGCTGGACGAATCAGGCAGCATGCAGGTGTGCCGTGATGCCACCATAGCGGGCTTCAACGAGTTCGTGCAGGGGCAGAAGGCGGCGGAGAACGCCGGTGCCGCATACCTCACGCTCAACAAGTTCGAGGGCGGCAACATCCGCACGGTGTTCGCGGACAGGATCCTCAGCGAGGTACCCAAGCTGGACACCAACGGCTACGTGCCAGCTGGTGGAACCAACCTGCTGGATGCCATAGGGCACACCATCGAGCAGGTCAATGACAGCCTCAGCAAGCTCAAGAAGGCGGAGCGCCCTGGCGTGATCATCCTGATCATGACCGACGGCGAGGAGAACTGCAGCCAGAGATACGGCAATGACATGGTCAAGGCCATGGTCGCAGCCGCAGAGAAGTCGGATTGGAGCTTCGTGTTCCTGGGTGCCAACATCGACGCGTTCAGCGTGGGTGCCACCTTCGGCATGAACGCGCTCAACAGCGTGAACTACAGCACGGCCAACATGGCGGGCACCATGGCCGCCACCAGCACCATGACCACCGCCATGCGCAGCGCCAAGCTGGCCGGGCTTGACACCCATGCCGTGTATGCCAGCACCACCATGAGCGTGGCGGATCGCGAGAGGATCAAGTGACATGTTTGATCCATCGGGACGCTTCGAGCTAACCATACATCCCAACGGCCGCAGGCCCGCGGATGAATACTATCAGAACGGCACCACCTTCATCGAGGGCCGTGACGGCAGCAGCTACACCATCAGGTTCACCAACCGCACATCCACCAGGGTGCAGGTCATCCTCGCGGTTGATGGGCTCGACGTGCTGCGCGGGCAACCCGCTGGTCCAAACAGCGAGGGCTACGTGGTCAATGCCAACAGCACCATAGAGGTGCCGGGATGGAAGGTCAACGGCTCAACGGCCGCCGAGTTCGAGTTCGCGGGGGTTGGCAGGAGCTACACCTCCAGGATCGGGCAGGGAACCGCCAATGCCGGTGTGATCGGCGCCATGGTGTTCGGGGAGAAGGTGTGGACTCAAGCCATAAACACGCCGTGGGTGCAGCAATACCACAACGCGGGGCAGAACCAGTGGTCGGCGCCAGCCAACGCCGGATCACCGACGCCACCGTGGTACTCGACCAACATGGGGAGTGTGCCGTTGGCTGGCAGCGTCACCGCAACCACCACAAATGGCACGCCCACGGCAGCCATCAACACCGTGAGCATAGCCCGTGGTGCCAGCGGCACCACGGTCAGCAACGAGGTTGGCACGGGGTTCGGCCAGGGCGTGGATTTCAACACCACGCAGGTCAGCTTCGTGCGGGAGGATCCCACGAACCCGGACGCCATCATGGCCATCTACTATGACAGCGCCCGAGGGTTAGAGCGCAGGGGCATCGTGCTCCGCAGGAAGGGTGTGAGTGCCTACGGCAACAACCCGTTCCCGGCATACAGCCCAGGGGTCAAACCGCCCCCAGGCTGGCAGGGCTGAATCATCAGGATCGGGGGAGAGATCCCCCGATCATTTTCGGTTGACATGATATCTCTCCGTGCTACAGTGTCACTGATGGTTACGGAGGTATGATCATGAGGATTTTCGCAGCACTCAAACTGAGGTTCTTTGGCACCCAGGCCCTGTATGCCGCCTTGGACCTGCTTGATCGAGCCGACCACGGCGTGCTTGACGAACCAAATGATGCCAAGATCGCAAGCCTGTTGATCGCCCGCGAGCTGATACGCCGCGGCGAGATATTCTGGCGATAGACGCACACGATACCACAAGGAGGCGACGATGGACGACGGGGATCAGGACGAGGTTGGCAACGTCTACATAGCGATGTGGGACATGTACGGGCTAGAGTCCATAGTGGATGCGACGGAGATCAACAGGCAGGACGTGTTCGATCGCCTGGCTGGCCGCGAGGGCAACGGCCTGGGTCGGTTGGTGTCGTCCATGACCCTCCGTGCCAAGTTCAACACGCATCGCAGCTACGAGATCTACAGCATCAAGACCAGTACCAGCATCACCGAGGATGACCTGCGGCGCATGTTCGAGGAGAATCCGCAGGCCGCGGCTGATCTCATGCGCACGCGAGGCAAGCGTATCAGCAGCCACCGCAGCGTCGAACAACGGCAGGTCATCGTCTGATCGTCGCCCAGAGATTGATCACGACCCCATGCTCACCGCATAAATTACGTGGATGGAGGTGTACCCATGGATGACGAATTTTTCGAGGCCCTCGTGGCGACGCTGGAGATGATGACCGATGCCCAGGATGACATGTGGCATGAGGAGCAGCACTGCAACTACCGAGAGCGGGGGAAGATCCGTGAGGAACGCTTCGAACCAGCCAAGAGAGAGCTCAAAGCGGCGCTGGATGCTTACATAGACCAACGCATCAAGCAAGTGCTTGGGAGATAAGCGGAAAATATCCAGATTTCTCGGTTGACATCGCTGCTGTATGTGCTATTGTGCGTTACATGAAACGGAGCCCTGCACACATGAAACCATCAGAAATCATATCACGCCTCGAGGCCACCAGCGGGCGCTTGGACAAGGAGCGCATCATCCGCGAGGCATGGGACGCCGGTTGCACGGAGTTCTTCCAGGGCGCCAAGCTGGCGTATGATGCGCTGGTCACGTTTGGCGTCAAGAAGGTGCCGCTGATCGAGGGCGACGACGAGCCAGGCTTCGAGCCAACGCTGACCTGGGATCGATTCATGGACGTCGCTGGCAAGCTGCGGCGCCGCGAGCTGACCGGCAACAGCGCCCGCGATGTGCTGCGCGCGGCGGCTGATGCATCCAGCGTGGCGGAATGGAACGGTTGGTACCGCCGCATCCTGCTCAAGGATCTCAAGTGTGGGGTCACCGACGGCACCATCAACAAGATCCTCGAGAAGGCGGGCGATGCCGCCAAGCCCTACATCATCCCGGTGTTCAGCTGCCAGCTGGCCAAGAACGGCGACGACCATCCCAAGAAGATGGCTGGCATCAAGCTGCTGGATCCCAAGCTGGACGGCTGTTTATCAGCAAGCTGGACCATTGAGTTTGAAGACGGTCGACGTGTGACTATCGCTGAAGTAGTTGAAAACCGCATAGAAGGTAGGATCAAATCATTTAATCCATCTACCGGCAAAATAGAATACAATAAGATACTTAATTGGGCAAAGAACGGTTCTGATATCAACGACACATCGGTTAAATGGTACAGAATAACGCTTGAAAATGGGAATATGCTGCCACCTTTGACTGGAAATCATCTGGTTTGGTTACCCCTATTAAAATGTTGGAGACGAGTTGATTTATTGATGATTGGCGATAAACTGTTGCAAGATACATGATGGATATACGCCGTCTAGTTTCGAATCTAGCATAAATACTCTTGTCAATTACAAGAGGTTGCCAATGACAGAATGCATCTATTGTCGGAAATCAAACATCAGTGTCACACATGAATGCAGGACTATGAAAGCCCAAAAAAAGCTGGAACCATTTGAAAAAGAACTGATACAATGGTTGATGATAGAGCGTCGAAGCATTTATGGCTTGCAGACAACTAGCATACAATGGGCTGGTCAGAAAATCAGCGGCGACTGGTTACGTGATTGGTGTAGAATCAGAGGCGTAAAGACTTTATCGATAAAGGATGCTGCAAGATCCCCGGAAACAAGGCAGAAATATAAAGAAACAGTGAGAAACACGTATGGTGTGGACAATGTATCGCAGTCGCAACATGTTAAAGATAGAAAGCTATCGGTCAGCCGAGAACGATATGGTGTCGATAACCCATCCCAGAGACCCGAAATTATCTCTAAAATTAAAGACACCATGTTTATAAATTATGGTGTGACCAATGCCAGATATCTTACGAGGTATCGCGGCAACACAACTCTGTCTGTACCTCATAGAAAGATATCAAACTGGTTGACCTCGGTTGGTATCGAACATGAAAACGAGAAGCCTAACCTATTTCCTAAACCTGTTGCGGCTAACAATCGCATATATTCGCCTATAGTTGATATTTGGATAGACGCTTACAATACAGTGATTGAAATATACGGGGATTATTGGCACGCAAACCCTAACATATATTATGCTAGCGATGTGATACATCTGTTCATTGGCCTAACTACCGCCCAAGAAATATGGGACATTGATAGTCATCGACAATCTCATATAGAATCATTTGGTGTAAAGGTAATTGTGTTATGGGAGAATGATATAAAGAAATCGTTTGACGACATCACCAAGATGTTATATGATACCTTTACCAGAAAGACAGAGTAACATGAAAAACATAGCGGCAATATCCAGGATTGAAGAGTTAGATGTCAACCTCGATCGGTACGATCTGGAGGTAGATGATGTCAGTAATTTCTTTGCAAACAATGTGCTCGTCCACAACTGCCGAATGATCACCATACTGGACAAGTCCAACGGCACGGTCACGCAGTATTCGCGGGACGGAAGGCAGAACGATCGCTTCGAGGGCATCACGTCAGCGCTGTCAAACCTGCTGCCGCATCTCAAGCAGAGCATCGTGCTGGATGGCGAGATGGTGTCGAGATCATTCCAGACGCTGATGAAGCAGCTGAACCGAAAGGATGACGTGGACACCAGCGACGCCAAGCTGGCGCTGTTCGACATGCTGCCTCTGGCGGATTTCCAGGCCGGTGAGTGCAAGCTCACGCAGACGCAGCGGCATGAGCTGCTCAGCGGGTTCGTGGCGCTGCTGCAGGAGCACTGCGGTGATCGCGTGTACGTGATCCCCAAGATGGCCGTGGATCTGGACACGCCAGAGGGCCAGACGCGGTTCAGGGAGTTCAACAACGAGACCGTGGCCGCTGGCTACGAGGGCATCATGGTCAAGGATCCCAACGCCACATACAAGACCAAGCGCACGGATGCGTGGCTCAAGATCAAGCCATTCATCACCGTTGACCTCGAGGTCATCGGGGTCGAACCCGGCAAGCCAGACAGCAAGTTCAAGCACACGCTGGGCGGGCTTGTGTGCCGCGGCGTGGATCAGGGCAAGGTGATCGAGGTCACCGTGGGCGGTGGCTACAGCGAGGAGCTGCGAGACGAGATCTGGAAGGATCAAGACAAGGTGATCGGGCGCACGGTCGAGGTCAAGGGCGATGCGTTGACACGGGCGCAGGATGGCGAGGCATGGAGCCTGCGCTTCCCGGTGTTCATGGGATTCAGGGACGACAAGACCGCAGATATAGGTTGACAGCATCGCGAGATCTGCTAAATTGCCAGCTGCAATGGAGGTTACGCGCATGAAACGTCAGACATTCATAGGCATGGTCAGGGAGAAGATGGTCCCGAGATACGAGCGTTGGAAGTCTCGCACGGATGTGCACCCTGCGGTCAAGGAATACATGACGGCCATCAGCGATCCATACAGCGATCATTTCAAGGCGTCGTATTACAGCTTCCGCAAGGGGCAGGAGATGCGCGATCGGATGGTCAAGGACATCAGCGGCAGGTACGGGGTTGACGAGCGGATGCTGAGGGATGCATACCTCCGTGATATCGCCGGTGCGCTGCATGGTAGGTCATGAGGAGTTTGTGACATGAGATACATGGTTCATCTGTTGCTGATGTTCGCCTGGCTGGCCGGCATCGTGATCGCCAAGGGGTTCTGGAGCACGTTGCTGGCGCTGTTCCTCCCGCTGTGGGCATATTACCTCGTGGCTGAGAGGCTCGTGGAAAGGCTGCTCTGATGATCTCCGGATGGCGCTACGACGATGGCAAACCGCACTACATGGAGGCCATCAACCGCTGGACGGAACCCCACGACCCTTGCTGGCGGTGCGGCTGGCTGGTTCAGGACAGCATCCCCGAGATACACATATGGTTGCAAGAGCATGGCAGCGAAGGGATCGACTATGCCGTTGATTGCAAGTTCAACAGCGGTAACCCGCATTATTATCTGAGGATCTACGACGATACCATGGCCGTGGCGTTCCGCCTGAGGTGGCTGTGATGGATCGGTTGGCATGGAATGGCATCACCAAGCCTCTGAGGTCGATCATGAGGCCGCTGTACTGGCGACTGCCTTTCCTCCACGACGTGAGGTTCAGGTTCAGCGTGCAGCCCGGGTTAGCGCGGCCTGGCATGATCTCGGAGAGGTTCAACGAGGCCTACGCCGCTTGGCTGAGGGACAACTGCGGAGTGCAGGGCATCTGGTGGGATGCGCGTGGGTTCGATCTGCTGTACGACCCGGACGACCGCATGTTCCAGGTCAGCGTTGATATCAGGTTCACCAGGCGCAGGGACGCCGTGGCGTTCTCCATGAGGTTCGCATGAGCGCCACGGTGGATGGATCCCTGCGCAGGACGCTGACCAAGACCATGCTGCAGTCATGGCACAGGGTCGAGATCGGACCACGCGATCGCAGGCTGCACGGGCTTGACGAGCTGCACGGATGGTGCTACGATAACTGCACTGGCAAGTGGAGTGACGGCTACACGCGGATCACGTCGGGCGGCATCACCACCTACGTGTTCTGCTTCAAGAGCAGAAACGACCACATCGCGTTCACGTTGGCATGGAAGGGTTGATCATGGGTTTACAAGATGGTAGGATTGGTTTCTGCTGCAAGGCGGTGCGGCAGGGAGCCAAGGGCATGGAACCCATGCCTGGCACCGATGTGAGATCGACCACGGTGGCATGGCTAAAGCGGCAGACCAAGGCGGTGGCCGAGCAGAGGCTATGGGACATAATGGAGCACAACATGGCATCCACCCGTAACCTGGTCGAGATGGTGGGCAGCCTCGATCCCAGCCTGCGCATGGTTCGCATAGGATCGGACCTGCTGCCCGTCTACACCGAACCCAGCTTCTGCTACTACTGGCGCGATCCGGTTGTGCGTGGCACGGCCGCCAAGGGGTTCGCCGCCATCGGCGAGCTGGCACGGCGCCTGGACGTGAGGCTGTCATTCCATCCCGGTCAGTTCTGCGTGCTGGCATCCGAGAGCGATGACATCGTCACACGCAGCATCGAGGAGTTCGAATACCACGTGGACATGGCGCGATGGATGGGCTATGGCGCCACCTGGCACGACCATGGGTTCAAGATCAACGTGCACATCAGCGGCCGGCGCGGACCAGAGGGCATACGCGCGGCGCTGGGCCGCATGACACCCGAGGCGCGAAACCTCATCACCATCGAGAACGAGGAGAACGTGTATGGAATCGATGATTGCCTCTCTATCGGTGATAGCGTCGCTATCGTGCTTGACGTCCATCATCACTGGGTACGCGAGGGATCATACATCTCGCCGATGGATGACCGCGTGCGCATGGTCGAGGACAGCTGGCGCGGTGTCAGGCCTACTCTGCATTACTCTGTTAGCCGTGAGGATCTGCTTGAGTCACATGCATCTGATCAGCTGCCAGACATGGGCGCCCTGCTAGCGGCCGGGCACAAGAAGCAGAAGCTGCGTGCGCACAGCGACTTCTACTGGAACGCCGCGGCCAATGACTACGTGCTGGGCTTCGCGGATAGGTTCGACATACAGTGCGAGAGCAAGGCCAAGAACCTCGCCAGCCTGGCCCTGCACGCATATCACCGGAGCAAGCCGTCCCAGACCACATAAATAAAGCAACGTTTATGTGGGATGATGTGCTATGAAGTTCAATGAGATAGGCATGGGTGAATCGGATGTGTTGGTGTACAGGAGCGATGCCACCAGCATCGACCCCAAACCCAACAGGGAGCGGCACGATCCCAGGATAGCCAAGGGCATGGTCGAGGACCACATCGGAGCGTTGAGGAGCATCAACCGCATGCTGCCGGCGACGGCGGGGATCATGTCGGCCTTGGCCGAGCTCGAGGATCAATATGGCAGGATGTTTGGACAGCGGCTCAACGAGCTCGATGTTCCACCTAGCCAGCATGCGCAGTCCGCCGCCATAGAGCTGCGCAGGATCCTGCGTGATCTGGTGGCCAAGCCACACCCAGACATCAGCTACGGTGCCATAGACAGGATCATGCGCGGCATATGCGATGACCACGGTTGCAGCACCAAGGTGCTGCATGATGTGTTCGTCGACTGCTTTGACAAGACGCCTGACCAATGGGCCAAGGATCATCTTCCGTCTGGTGCATAAATATCGAGATATCATGGGATGGCGGCGATGAAGATAATAGAACTACTAGAGGGCAGGCAGCCGCGATACGTGGCACGCAGGGATTTCGATCTCATGCCCAACACCGAATACAGGGGTTACGTGCTGGGCGGGGAGGACATGGGCGACGAGGATACGCGCAAGAGCACCTACGCCGTCTACAGGCCCATAGGCAAGAACAACCACGGGCAGGACGAGTACATCCGGATGCACACCGTGCGCGATCCCAAGACCAACAGGGATCACAGCCCGTATGAACGGGGCGTCAACATCCCGGCCATGTACAGGTACACCGTGGACCAGCTGGAGTCCGGAGGATTGCAGCCGGAGAGGATCGCCGTTTGGCCCGCTCAGGGTCCGGAGGGCGATGACATCGAACCGCAGGCCAAGCCAGCTCAGCTGGCGGAGTCGGATGACAACTTCACCTCCGATGACCTCAGGGAGCTTTCCAAGATCAAGGACGTGCAGGCGGCCAGGGATAAGGCCATCGAGCTGATCTCCTCGACCACCAGGCGGCGCATGGATCCCAGGAAGGTGGCTTGGTTCAAGACACACGTCAACACCATAAAGAGCGTGGACGGCATCGTGAGGATGATGTACGACATGCTGCTGAGCGGCGAGGGCAACAAGGTCATAGGCACACGCGGCGGCATGTCAGACAACAGCTATCGCAGGACCTTCAGGGAGGGTGATTTCATCATGTTCGAGGATGGCACATCGGCGACGGCTGGTGTCATAGTTGAACTGGGCGAGGACACCATAGTCATCGAGGGCGGAGTGTATCCTCTGGATGAATCAGACCTTGATCCATATGGCCGCGGTAAGGCCTGCGTCGAGGAGACTTACAAGTTCAGACGCGACATGAAGAAAGATTTCTCGACGATAGTAAACGATGTGATCGACATGGATACCACCCCTAGGGACTTTTTCACGCGTTCCAAATATGCCAGGCAGCATGTTTATGGTGCCATCTTGCCACACGCACCGCACATCACTCCTGCTGATGCCGATGAAGGTGCCGATGAAATAAAGGCGCGACTGAGCAAGCTCGGGTATGATCCGGAAGAGGTACAGGTTGTCAAAACCGCCGATGGAACAGGGATAGTGGTGCGCATAGTGCTTACCATAGATCCAAAAGGTGACAGGATAGCAGAGGCTGAGTACCACGGGCGCACCGTGAAGCTGGGCAAGCCCATGGCCGGTGACGTTAAGAAGTACAAGGTCTACGTGAAGGATCCCAAGACGGGCAACGTCAAGAAGGTAAACTTCGGTGACAAGGGCATGGAGATCAAGCGCGACGATCCCAAGCGCAGGAAGAACTTCCGCGCAAGGCATGGCTGCGGCACACCCCGTTCAAGCGATCGCACCAAGGCCGCATACTGGAGCTGTAGATTATGGTCCACTAAGCCGGTCAGCAAGATACTCAAGGGCAAGTGATCCTGCGAGGCATCCGTTGAACTCATAAATATACCAAGGGGTATGATATGAGACTGCACGACATATATGACAGGCTGGATGAGGGCGAGAGCTTCCCGGAGACCAATCTACCGTTGGGTGTGAGGCACACCCTGCCCAAGACGGTGATATTCCCTGACATGGACGGCTACTACGAGTTCTACAAGTTCGTGGTGGCCATGGCCAGCCATCCGGAGCTCGACGACAAGTTCTACACCAATCGTCCGATGAGGGACGTTCCCATAGCCGTGGCATACTCTGAGGCCGAGTATGAGATGATCAAGGCCGTCGCGGCCCGCATGGGCAAGAAGGTCGAGGAGATAGCCTACAAAGGCAGCCACGAGCAACCAGGCGTCAACACGGTCAGCCCGGTGATGAGGTTCCAGATGAGCGAGGCACACATAGACATAATGCGTGCGCTGCTGGAGCAGATGGACTCGGAGATCTGAGGCATGAGGATCATCGACATACTCTCTGAAAACGACGGCACACCTCCAACGGATGTGGACCAACACGGCAACAAATACTGGAGGAACGCCGCAGGTAAGCTGCATCGCGAGGACGGACCTGCCGTGATATTCTCAAATGGTCACCAAGGATGGTGGCGCGACGGCAAGCTGCATCGCGAGGACGGACCTGCGATGATATTTTCAAATGGCAAGCAGGAATGGTATCGCCACGGCAAGCGGCATCGCGAGGACGGCCCGGCTATAATATTTGCCGATGGGTCCGAGGAGTGGTATCGCGATGGCAAGCAGCACCGCGAGGGTGGTCCGTCAGCCAGCTATGCAGACGGATTCAAGGAGTGGTATCGCCACGGCAAGCGTCACCGAGAGGACGGGCCTGCGATCATGGCCCCGGATGGCGACCAAAAATGGTGGTTCGACGGTGATCAGGTCGGACCGGTCATACCTATCATATTGGCCGCAGGCTGGAACGGGCTGTTGCATCCACAGCCCGAAGTGGTAGCCAAACTGGATACGCCAGAACAGAAGAAGAACATCATGCGCTGGCTCACGCGCACAGCCAGAATCGGTGGCAATGTTACTACAGCGATCACAGCGCTGAGGAAGATCGGCGTGAGATGGCCTGAGCTGAAGGCCACGGCGGCCAACGCCAGGACCAAGGCCAAGGCCGCACGTATGGATGAGAGCGACTATGATGATGGATCGCACACGGAGATAACCTCAGATGGCCGTAAGATCTGGAAGAACGACGCAGGCCAATATCATCGAGAAAACGGACCTGCAGTGATATGGCCAAATGGAGAAAAGCAATGGTATCGCGACGGCGATCTGCATCGCATTGGAGGGCCAGCGATAATCTATGCAGATGGCACGCAGCGATGGTATCGCAACGGCAAGATGCATCGCGAAGATGGACCTGCATACACACACCCCAATGGCAAACAGGGTTGGTATCAACACGGCCTGCTGCATAGGACAGACGGGCCTGCGCTCATGTATTCAGACGGTGTGCAGTCATGGCGTATCAACGACAAGGAAACGAAACCGGTGATACCGATCCTGATGGCTGCTGGTGCCCAGCAGCCGTGGCATGCACAGCCGGAAGTGGTAGCCAAGCTGGAACAACCCGAACAGAAGAAGAACGTACTGCGTTGGCTGACCCGCACAGCCAGAATTGGTGGCAACGTTGCCTCGGCGATCAACGCGCTGCACAAGATCGGTGTCGCATGGCCTGAGCTGGAGACGATGGCAGCCAATGCCGAAGACAGGGCCGCGCGGATACATCGAGAGGAAGAGATATGACCAATAGACCCATGACGCTAATCGAACACATGCAGCAGATACGGTCGCTGCTCGAAGCTGATGACACTCCGCCTACGAGTGTAGACCCCTACGGCAACAAGAAATGGCGCAACGCTGCTGGCCAGCTGCATCGCGAAGGCGGTCCTGCGGAGATATATATGAACGGATCACAATTCTGGTATCGCAACGGGAAGCTGCACCGCGAGGATGGGCCTGCATACGTCAAGGAAAAATTCAAAGAATGGTATCGAGATGGCAAGTTACACCGCGAAGACGGCCCTGCTGTTATAAGAGATGATTACCAAGCATGGTATCGCGATGGCAATCTGCATAGGACAGACGGACCGGCTATAATATTTAAAGACGGCGAAAAGCATTGGTTGGTCAACGGTAAGTATCATCGCACAGACGGACCTGCGAAGATCAGCAAAAAAGGCAAGGAAACCTGGTACCTCAATGACAAGAAAGCAACAGACATGGATATTATCCTGTTGCGGGCCGGGGCTAAGTATCCGTGGCATGCACAACCCGACGTGGTAGACAAGCTGAGCACACCCGAACAGAAAAAGCAAATCATGCGGCATCTGACGCTACTAACGAGATCATCCGCGGTGGCTGCCAAGTCCGCGGTGGCTGCCAAGAAGGCCGTCGGAACGCTGCGTAAGCTGGGCGTGGTATGGCCTGAGCTGGATGCCACGGAGCGCATGATCGGTTCCGTCAACCAGATCAAGGAGGACAAGGAGGATCATGTCACGGCCAGCGAGACCGAACGCATGCAGGACATACGGGCCATACTGGACCAGATACAGGTGATGAGAAGATGAGGCTATCAGATCTATTCGAGGGCTACCTCCCAACCATGACGCCGACCAAGCGTATCATATCCGAGGGCATAGATCACCCAGAGGATCTCATCATCTCCAGCGGTTCCAAGGGCGCCGAGGCCGTGCTGCGTGAGCTGATGGGGCTAGAGAGGGATTCCGATACGGTCAGCATCAAGTGGGACGGATTCCCCGCGGTGGTGTTCGGACGGGACAGCGGCGGCAACCTGGTGTTCATGGACAAGCACATGTACGACAGGGTGGCCAAGGGCAAGATGGATTTCATGACCATCAGGGACTACGATGAGCAGAGGGGCAGCGATCGCGGGGATCTGTGGACCAAGGAGAGCGCACTGAGGCCGGCCCTGGACAGGGCCATACCCGCCGTCAGGGACAGGTTCTGGATGGGCGATCTCATGTGGGTGGGCAAGCCCGAGTCGCGCGACGGTGACTGGGTGTTCAAGCCCAACACCGTGGAATACATGGTCAGCCAGGACGGCGAGCTGGGCAAGCGGATAGCCAATGGCGTTGGCGGCATAGCGGTGCACACCCTGATACCAGGGCTGGGGCAGAGCGATCAACCACTGAAGGGCCTGGAGGGGCTGTCAGAGGATCAGGGCATCGTGTGGCTGACCGGAGAGATCAAGGGCGGCAAACCCAAGGTCAGGGTGGACAGGGCATACATCAAGGCCGCGCAGGATGCCATAAGGCGATACGGTCCCGCGGCGGACGATTTCATGGCCAAGCTGGCCGCGATGAAGGCCAAGATGGTGCTGACCGCCATGGGCCCATTCATAACCAGGATGCTGGAGGAGGGCGACATCGAGAACGACATCGTGCCGCGCTTCATGGAGTTCCTAAGCGAGAGGCTCAGCGACGCCGCCGCCAAGAAGCTGCTGGGCGACGATCATGACGGTTGGCTGTACCAGGAGGACGGCGGGGCTCCGGGCCTGTTGGCCATGTGGGAGCTGTGGGCAGCCATCACCGATCTCAAGATACACGTCAAGCGGCAGATAGATTCACAGACGGCCGGCGGCGAGGTCCGTGCGCTGATAGATGGCGCTGACAGCCACGAGGGCTACGTGTTCGGCGCCGGGGAGGGCAAGCTGAAGCTGGTGGACAGGCTGGGATTCAGCGCCGCCAACTTCGCCAAGCACAGGGTGTCGGATGACGAGATAGCGGCCAAGGGACGCATGCCGATGGCGGCCTTCTGCTTTGGGCGCATGAACCCACCAACCAAGGGGCACGAGAGGCTGATGGATGCCACGCTGGCCGCGGGAGGTGCCAACAGCTTCATATTCCTCAGCGGCTCACACAAGCCGGACACCGATCCGCTCGATCCCGTGACCAAGGCCGCCTTCGTCGCCAAGATATACCCCAGGTTCGCCGATCACATCGTGAACGAGCCGGTGCAGAATCCCATATACGCCGCCAACTGGCTCTACGCCAAGGGTTTCAGGAACATGACGTTCGTGGCCGGCAGCGACAGGCTGGGCAAGAACAAGGGCAGCATAGAGAAGATACTCAACGGATGGAACAGCGGCCCGGTGAGATCCACCGACGGCACGTTCGGAGACAAGGGCAGGGAGCACGTGGTGCTGAGGTTCGTCAGCAGCGGCGAACGCGATCCAGAGTCAGAGGACGTGAAGGGATACAGCGGCAGCAAGGCCAGGGCGGCGGCGGCCGAGGGCGACGAGCAGCTGTTCCAGAGATACACGGGCGTCGGACCAGACGTCAAGGTCAGCGGCAGGACCCTGTATCAGGCGGTGCGCGAGGGCATGGGGCTTGGCAAATCAGAGGCTGACAGGATGATCCAAGATTCGCCCGCCGACGAGGCCAAGCGATCATGAGAATGCCGGGGACATGCCCCGGCATCTGCATCAATCGGTTGTGTGATCAAGCTTGTCTTGTAAAGTAATGAACACGCTCTGAGGTA